TTAATCTTTTGCTTCTTCTTGAAGAAGATCATTTATACCTTTTCCTCTTCGCAAAGCATGTGCATAATTCTTGGCAATAGTCATAGGTACATCACCTAATGTTTCTGCCACCTGAGTAATCGAGTAGCCTTTGTCTAACAGTATTGAACCCATGCCATGTCTTAAATCATGATTTCTAATATGACGTAAACCTGCCTTTTTTAGCACCCGATTTTTTGTTCTATTGATTGCCCTATAATGTAGAAATTCTTCTTCATCACTTTGAAATACATACTCTTCATCCTTTATGCCTTTCCCTTTTTCAATCATAAATTTTCTGTGTTCTTTAAATTCTTGAATGGTTTCATTATCAAGTTCAAGAACTCTAATACCATTGATTGATTTTGGTAATTTAAGGTTCTCATATTTAGAATTTATAGCTTCGTCAATTTTAATACAGTTTTCTTCAAAAAGTATATCTGACCACCTTAAAGCCATAACTTCACCAATACGCATTCCGGTAATTGCCATTAGCTTAACAGGGAGATAGTGTTTGTATTCTTTGGCATTATCAATGAAGGATTTTAATTCTTTTGGATTGAGAACATTTCTTTTAATGTGTTCAATTCTCGGAAGTTCTATGCCATACACCACTGTTAGATCGAGTAGCTTCTTCTTAATTCCCCAATTCAGACACGTTCTAAGTGTTTCGATATAATTTCTAACTGTCCTAGCACTAATTGGTTTATTACGATATTTTATTTCATATAACTTTTTGGTTTTTTCTTCAATGTCTTCTGATTGTATAGTTTGAACGTAACAATCTTTGAATAATTCTTTGCACTTTGTTAGATGGGTTTTGTATTTTTCATAAGTAATCTTTTCTATTTTACTTTCCTTGTCTGCTAAGAAAATATCAAATAATTCACTCATAGTCATACTTAGAGAACGTGCCATATTTCTTTTTTTACAATCTTCTTTTAATTCATTTTCTTTTTTATATGCATACAGTTTTGCTTGTGGTTTTGTACCATAGAAAGTTTCGCGGTATATATCTTTCTTCCCTTGATCATCCTTTCCTAAATATATTTCAATTTGAAAAGTATTTGTGCCTCTATCTCTAACACTTGGCATTGAATTTTTGCCCCCTTTTACAGGGAGCTTGGACAACTTTATTATACCCTAAATTTTCTTCTGTTTGTAGTAAGTAATTATTAAAATCGGTCAAAGATACTCTTGTTCTTCTCTCCGATAACTTAATTGATTTTAGCTTTCCGAAATTTATAAGATCATAGATATATGCTTTTTTTACTTTAAGAATTTCAGCGACTTCCGTTACTGTATAGTATGTTTCGTTCATTTATATTTTCCTTTCATAATATGTATTTTTAAGTAAACAAAAAAAAGAGTACATGATGCACTCTAGTAATAAATCCAAATATTTTGTTAAATTATAGTATAATAATTAGATAAGAGTTTTGATAAAAAAGGAGTGTCATTAATTTGAATATTGATATTCAGGTATCATCTAGTAGAGTAGAAATAAAAGGTATGGATTTAAAAGAAGCTTTCCCGAGCTACGTTGATGAAGCAAATGAATACTCTTTTAACATCTGGATTCATGTAAGAAAAAATCGGAATCTTATTGCTATAGTTCATGGTTTTGTCTTAGACGAAGATAAAATATTAAATGAACACCAGAATATGATTGATGTTGCAGATATATATACCGGAGATGCATGTAACGCAATATCAGCTTTAGTAAAAAGTCCGATTTTTGAGCAAGAATTAGACGATGATTTAGCTATTTTACCACCATATACTTGCTATCTTGAAACCTTATATGTGTATCCAAAATATAGGGAAAATGGTGTTGGGCGGTATCTATTTAGTAATTTATACAATATCCTTTTATATAGCCTTAATATCAATACACGTTGTTTCGTAATAATCCCTACCCCTCAAGAACCCGCTGATAATCATTCTTGGAAAAACTCTTTGGATAGTGATGGAAATATAAAAAAAACAATGATTAATTTACTTAAAAAATGTGGTTACAAAAGAATCGGAAAAACTGAGTTTTTCGCAATAAATTGTATGACCAAACACCCATTACTTTTGCCAGTAATATAGCTTGCAATACTTTTATCCATTTATCAAAACTTATGGAAGGTATGTGCTAAATAATATTATTAAATGCTCAATATCAATATCAAGATTTCTTGCAAAAAATAGAAGGGCAGAGCTTATCCCTACCCTTGTGAGTTAACCAAATAATCTATTTGTTTGAAGAAGTCTTTTGCATTGTCGGTGTTGATTGTGACATTATTTAATGAATAATTATGGTTAATAGTATTTGCTATCATTCCACTGCTAACCTTATTTGACGGATTATAAGGATTATATTGAGCCGGAATAATTGCTTCCCCTTTATGTATCAATGCAATCTGATCATTCGGAACAAAAGGAGTTCCAACCGCATAAGCAGGAATTTTACTTCCGCTATCTCCTGAAGCCATTTCAGACTGTGCCGATCTCCAAGATGACAACATATTTTGAATCCATTGAACCTTTTCACTGATCCAAGAAGAAATGCCTTCCCATATGGACTTTATTCCGTCCCAAACAGCCGTAAAAATGCTAGAACCAACATTAAAAAAGTTCTGGTATAAACCAGTAAACCATGTTATCAGTCCATTTATCGCCTGGCTAAACCATGATGTTATTGAATCCCATACTGATTTTATTGAATTCCATAACATATTCATAATGGATTGTCCTATGGTAGATAAAGCTGATCCAAGATTTCGTAAAATTGCTTTAATTTCTTCAATAGCCAAATTGAATAAATTTTTGATTAAACCCCAAGCATTCTGAACAATATTCAGTAATTCATTTCCAAACGTTGACCAATCGCCTTTTAATAATGCCATGAAAGCTTTAAAGATACTTTCGATTACACTGAAAGCACTTTTAATTACCAAACCAACGGCTTCAAAAATAACTTTATTATTGGTATAAAATATCTGTAACGATTGAATTAATTCCGAAATATTAGTCCCAACACCGGTAAATGCAGTCTCTATTGCACTAAAGACAGTGCCTACAACACTCTGAATGGCTGGCATATTGCTTTGTACAAACTGAAGAAACTTCATCAAATACGGCATAAGTTTTACGCCGATAGATTCAGAAACTTGTCCAAGCATGTTATTAGTAATTTCCATTTGCCCAGAAAATGTTTGCCCAGCAGCAGCCGCACTACCACCAAATTCTTTGGTCAACTCGGCTAGAATTACTTTTTGCGCTCCCATAACATTTCCAGATTCTTGAAGAGTTTTAATCTGATTTTTCTGTTCTTCTGTGAACGATACACCAACTCTAGAAAGTGCTGTAACTCCGTTTATAGGATCATTAAGTGCTTTTCCAAGCTGAATAGCACTGTTTTTTGTGTCTTGCCCTAAAGCTTGGGACATATTCAGCATTGTTTCTGTTACTTGCGGAAATACATCCTTCCCGATGTTTGTGAAGGTTAGAAGTAGATTTTCTCCCTCTAATGTCTGTTCTGCTGCAAATTTCGTAGTCTTTTCAAAAGCATCCGCTAGGCCAAGAGCTTGATCCTTTGTAACTCCTGCCGCTTGTCCAGTAGATTTTAATACTGCTTCAAGCTGTTTAACTTTCTCTTCTGCTTCAGAAGCGTCTTTAACTCCACTTACAATTAAACCTCCAATAGCGGCACCAGCAGCAGCCAGTCCACCAATGAGTGAAGTTTTAAGAAATGATGTCATACTACCTAATTTACCTTGGAATTTATCTACATTACCCTCGGCATTTAACATACCGGAAGTAAAACCTTTGTCGTTAATTTCTAAATTATAAGAATATGTAGCTAAATCAATTACACTTATATTTTTCACCCCCAATCAAAAATAAGAATAACAGTTAAAATACCTGTTACTCTTTAGTGATTTTTGATCTATTCAATTGATTCTTCAATTGATTTAATTTGTCTAGTTCAGGCTCAGTAGCATATAATCGTTTCGATTTCGCCAACAATTCCCTACCTTCAGATGTTGACTGAAGATCACGTAGTCTAAAATGTTTTAGTAAAGAAAGAAAAACTGCATAGGGTAGTTTCCGAACTCCAAAATAGTCAGAATTGGATTTTTCAATTATGTAAGAGATATTTTCCATCATCTCAACATCTTGATCTTGTAATGAATTATCCCCCGTTATTAGGCGGGGGAATCTGAGTTTGGGTCATTTACTATCTCATTAATAAAACTCATCATACTTTCAATAATTAGTTTTATATAACGGATATCATTAAATCTCTCTTTGACAAAATCAAGTGTAATTTTCTTTGATTGGTCAAGATTTAAGATATCAACAATCAATTCCTGTGCCTTTTTAATAGCCTCAGTTTCATTTTTTATTTTTGCAACTTGCTCCTGATATGCAGTTAGTTTGATTACAAAACCTAAATCAACCTCTCCTGGGATCACATATTCTTCTCCGGTAGTATCACGAAAAATTAACGGTTCATGAACCAACACTGACAGATCAATAATCTTACTCATTTTTCTTTATCTCCTTCTAATCTACAAAAGTTTCAATTATTTCCACAAGATTTCCATTTGCATCTGACAAAGCTTCAAATTCATAACCCACACTTAACGGATTATCTTTCTCGAATGAAAATTTAAATCCGCTTGTATTTTGAGCCTTGGAAATGTTTACGATTAATGTTCCAGAACCATCCTTTTTAGTGTGAATAAATCTTAAATAGTTCACTGGCAGCATCCCTTTGTTGCCAATCTTGACTGTCTTTGTTCCAGTCGTTGCGTCTGTACTAACTGCTGCAGGAGCCAATAATGCAAGATTATCTATTTTCCAAGTTAAAATACCACAATCAAATTTGACTTCTTCATCGCTAACAAAGCGCATGATTGTTCCTCTGTTTGCACTCTTTACTTCTTTAATCGTTGGCTTATATGTAAGAGTTGCACCACTCTCAATAGCACCAATGTTTTTCAACGCAGCTTCGATTTCCGTTTCAGTTGCAGCCTCAGGATTTGTAACTGTTCCAAGATATAATTCACCGCTTCCTAGAATAATAGGATCCGCTGCTTGATAATTTAAAGCCATTTATTAAACACCTCTCTCAAATTTTTAATAAAAAATAGACAACCGTTTCAAAGTTGTCTGTGTCTGGATTCTTCCATGTTCCACCGCCATTTATTAAGCTCGTACTTCTAATAACGGTTTCATCATCTCTAATTATTATTTCTCCTCTAGAATCATCAAGTAATTTTATCAATCTGCTTTGAATAGCAGCAATCTTACTTAAATCATTGCTTATTACTCTGAATTCCATTTGCCAGTCTTTCACAAAACCACCGGATAAGGGCTTTAGAAAGAAAATAATATATGTTGCAACATTCGCCATGTCCTCTTCTTTCGGCGTTTCGATAAAATAAATTGCTTCATGATTGTCCAATAATATTTTCAGCTGAGCATCAGCAAGCAAATGATTTCTAATTGCTTTCAGGTGTCATCACCTCAATAATCTTACGTTTAATATTTTCTTTATTTTGATCCACAGCAGGTTCAAGATATGGTTTCTTTCGTTCTGCATAGACTGCATACTCAACAGTTGTTCCGACACTACCTTGAGTTGATTTATTTTCACTTTTAACTGCATGAGTAATTGAACGTTTTAACATCCCTGTAGCTACAGGAGCCAATAATTTAGCATCCGCTTCAACCATTATGCAGACTTCTTCAACTGCTCTTTCTCTCCTTGTAGCAATATCATTAATCGCTCTCTGAAAAGGACTATTCATCATCTAACATCACTTCCATGTAATCATCCCAATCAATAATTTTAACTATTTTAAACCTTTTCCCATTGGCATCAATAGCAATCATTCCCTTCTTAATATCTGGATCAATGTCACAGAAGACTCTTTTGATTACCTGCTCCTGATATCCATATTCTCTGTACATCAGTTCCGAAGAATAAGGCTGAATGTCACATGAGATTGATTTCAATACTGTCTCTTCTCCCTTGTGAGGAATTCCATAATCATCAACATAGCCTTGACCAGTTGTTATAATATCTAATTTTTTATCGTAAAACATCACATCACCTTAATCCTTGGCAACGGTAAACAAGATTTTATTGATTCAGGAATTCCATCAACGATAGTCTTTGATCTACTACCCTGTGTCGCTTGTGTCACCCCTTGAGGATTTTGATAAAAGAAAATGGCTAGATCAACAACAATATCATCGAGGGATTCTGGTATTTCTGTCATGTTACAATAGCTTTTTATCGCTATCTGAGACTTATTCAGATAATGATTTAAAGCTGTATCTTTTGAAACATCCAATAAATCAATTCCGAGAAGTTCTTTCATTAATTCGAGCATCTAATCACCGCCTACTTAATAAAGCCCTGATAATAGACTTCAATATCACTTGATACTGCATATTGTTTAATAAATTCGATTTTGTAGACTTCTACATTTTCAAATTTAGTAGGCCATATTTCATATATTCTAATGGGATCACCATCATTAATCCTTATTTTAAAAGAAGTTGTGGATACGTCTCCATCAAATTCTAGCGTCAAGTTATACATCGTTTTTTCAAATTCCAAAACATACGTATTTTGAGTACTTAATATTGTAAAAGTTCCAGATCTCGCTTGATTGTACAGCAATTTATTCACCAACTTTTATAGTTTTTAAAGATGATTTTTTAGGTTTTGTTTCTACCTTTTTATTTAAGTTCTCTTCTAGTGTTGTATAATCATATGGGGTCTGCACTAAGGCAAACCCCATATTAATCAACTTTTCACACTTAAAAGAAGAATCAACAATATTCCTCCCAAATTATACAAGTTCCTCCTGTACATTCACATAGATACCATCAACTTTATTATCTGGAATAAACAGATCATGGTACTTTCTATAATCAATCTTCCAAGCATTAGCTGTTTGGTTTGTCATAGGGTCAAATATTCTCGGAACATCCGTTTTAGAAACTGCAATTGCACTTTTTCTAGCAGTAATAAGCCAGTTAATAGTTTTTGCTACATCCCCAGAACCAGCTCCCCCAGCAAGGGACTTACTAGCTGATGCACTCTGTACAGTTGAACCAGTAATAGCAGTAGCAGTAATCAAAGACGCACCATCGCCAGTGAAGGTTAATGCCGCTATTTGAGTAGCTGTAACAGACAGGGCAGCAGATGAACTATTAGTCCCTAATGTAATAGTAAGCTTGCCAGTAGCATCAATAACGCCAGCAGTTGCAACGCTTGCACCTGTGCCTTGTACAATTGTAACTGTGTAAGCATTGCCTGCTAAACCCGCAGAAGCGGCTTCGTATTTAACTCCACCTATAGTAACACTGGCTTTTGCAACTGGAAGAAACCCACCTGCTTCTTGACCAGTAGTTGTACCGTTATTAAATGCAAAAGAGGTTTTCATACGAGCCGAAGGTACACGAATGATAGGAATACCATCAAGTGCCAGAGTTTTCATAGCGATTTCACCTTTTTGGAAATCAACTACATTAAGTCTTTTGGTGATTTTATCTGATAAATCCAAGATTGGAGCAACAGACATATTTAAAGAGATAACGAGTGGAGTCCCTTCACCAACTTTATCATAGACCTTATATACATCTGCTAGCAATTTGTCCATGATATCAGCAGTAACAGGAGTATACCCACCTGTAGCCTTGCTCCCGGCAATTGCTTTAGTAGCAATTTTGGAATATCTATAAGCATCTACTTCAGGAATTACCCTAGTATTCTGGAATTCTCCCATTAATGTAGCCGCATTAAGAACAAAGTTTGTTTCATTCACATCCATAGCATCAAGACCAAAGGTTCTTCCTCTGTCTTGGCTTAAAGTATGTGTTTCATATGACAGAGTAACAGAACCTTTTACAAAGCCGTTTTCTCTGTCATAATCAGCCATGCCATCCATGACAACTTTCGGAATCTTTACCTCGTTACCGCCATTATATTTAACCATATCGGAATTAAGTTCCATCCATCCAGAAGTAGCACCTGCCACCATTGCAGTATCAAGTTCAGTTTGGAAAATCTTTGCATATTCAATCGTATTAGCCATTATAAATTCACCGTTCCTTTTCTAAATATAATTTAAAATGTTCCGTTTAAACCTTTACGGATTTGTTCTTTTATTAAATCCGCTTCAGTTTGATTGCTGTTTTTGGGTGGTTTGTAACTGTCGTTTCCTAATCTTTCTTTGACAACGTTTTCAATATGCGTATTGAAGACATTAGCCAAAGTATCAAGATTCTTATATGTACCATCTTCGTCATCACCCAAAAAGAAAGAAACTAATTCTTTTGGCAGTTTCTTTTCATCGGCTTTCAATAAGCTTTTATTCAATAATGTTTGTCTTTTTTCTTCGGCTTCTTTTTTGTTGAGTCTTTCCGTTAATTCTCTGATTTGCTTTTGTTCTTCAGTTTCTGCCGGATTGCGCTTTGTAACCTCTTCATTGATTATTTTTTCAAGGTTATTTGTTTTCCAAGTCTCAAGCCCCTTCGTAAAGTGACCATCAATCTTTGGCTGAATCAACTTCTTACCTTCTTCAGTGTCAAGAAAATTATTAACTCTATCGGCTGTAACAAAACCGCCAATATAGTTTTTAACCTCTTCATTTTGAGCATTTTGCTCGATATAGCTTTTTACTTCATTTATATCCATTTATTTTCTTTCTCCTTCCGTCCTTATAGTTCACGCCTACAAGTCCATAAATATAAAAACAGGCTATTAAACCTGTTATTAAGCTTGGTTTTGCTGATTTTTGACATCACGAATTGTGTTAAGACAATACTTCTTGTTGTCATTGTAATTCTTTAACCATGTATCTTTTTTAAAGTCGTTGAATAGTTCCATAGTCTTTTCATTTTTCGAAAAGGCAAAAACACACAGCCCTTCCTCTTTTCTTGCTTCGAAATACTCAGCACCATTACACATTAGGTATGCTGCAAGATTGGTATCCTTAGTTTTAAACATTTGATTTTCCATAAGTAAATCTCTCCTTTAAATTTTATAAATTATTTAATTCCTTTTGATTTCGACCAAGAATCATAAGAAGAATAATCAATTATAGGTTTATCCCCCTGGTTTTCCCTCTTCTTAGTAGGACTCCAGCCGGAAACAATAGGTATCAGACAGCATCTATCTTCAGGATGTAGAGGCGGGGCAGGATGATTTTCATTCTTATCCCATGACTTTCCATCTAAGGCGGCACAATCATCACAAACTTTGTTATCCAGCGTTGCATCCCACATTACTTTTTGGACAACATCAGAATCAAGATATATTTGATTTTGTGCTGCTGTTACAACCCTTGTTAACTCTGTATTAATAAGTCTCTTTGACTGATAAGCACTTGAACCAAATTGATTCTTAATCACTTTAGCCATCTTATCAACGGAATGGCCTTGAATAATTCCGTTTTCAATTTGTTTATGTAAGGAATTAATAAGCAATTCTTTGTTTTTCCATATGCGGTTTGAAAATGTTGCTCCTTCAAATTTTGCATTAACAGCAGCTTCCACCATTTTGGGGGTAAGCAATGAAAAGTTAATCGTTGTAGAAACACCCTTATCAATGACAAAAGCAGTCTGATAATACGACTGCTTGTAAATCTCATTTAATATTTTTGTGGTATGTTCTAAATCAATATTGCCTAGCTCTTGAGCCTGATCTTTTAACTGCTTTTCCAAATTCTTCAGAAATGTATATCTTTGTTGCTTAGACAATTTCAGTATACCGTCAACGGCATATTTAACATAGAGCTGAGCGATTTCTGTGCGAACATCATTTAAGGCTTTTTTATATGCTTGAATAATCGGTTTTATATCCTTCTCAACTTGCTTGTCTGCCAATTTCCTTATGTTTAAGATTTCTTTTTGCAGGTCATTCATTGTCATCATCCAGATCGATATTCATAGCTTCTTCCTGCTCTTTCTTAACCTGCTGTTCTTCAAACGAAACATTATCAATAAAGCTGAATAACTCTCTTGCAGTCTTTTGGCTTACTAAACCTTCAGGTAATTGAGACAAGATTTGAGCAGACATTAAATCGTCTTGCGGCAATGATGGACTAAACTTAAGGCTGACAAGCTTCCAATCGTATTCCTTGTTCTGTAATATGTATAAATATTTAAACAGGAATCGTATTCTATCCCTAATCAAATTGTACATAGCATCAACATTAGATTTACATTTGTTTTCAAGGTTTAATTGCCTTGTTCTCATTGCTAAGCTAGAATTATTGCTTGGAACTTGGTCATTATTATTGATATGGCTGGATAATTCGTACATGTTTTGCTTTATTTCTTTAAGCGTGTTCATAACAAAATTATCATTGATATTCTTGGTAAGCCATTCAACAACAACATTATTACCAGTACCCTTTAAAATCCCTAGCTTTTTCATATTAGGAAGATCTTCCGGGTCGAATTCAACGTTCAACATCTTTAAATATGCTTGCCTGTATTGGCTGATTTCATGAGATAAGTCGCTAAGATTCGTCTCATACGCATCGGACAAAGTTTTTATATCTTCGAATAGCGTGTCATTTTCATTATCATCAACCAAGCAGACACCAACGGGTATTTCACCAAAAATATGGCTATCTTCACCAATACAAACACCATCTTTGTAATGATAAATCTTATCTGAATCATAGACATCCATATATTTAGTTCCAGTTTTATCTAATGCCTTTTTAAAAATATGAAGAAATAGTTTTAATTCATCGTCCTCAGAATAGGCATAACCCTCTAATGGCGTGAGTATTCGAGAGGAAAATTGGGATATTTTATCTATGTAATAAATCTCGAATGATTTCCCGTATAGCAAAGCCCTGCGAAATAACTTCTTGTCATGATCCTTTTTCCAGTGAGCCAATTGATATTTAACGACCTGCTCCAAATCCTGTTCCATATCCTGATTAATGTAGGTGATTGGAACACTGAGGATATAATCGACCTCTTCTTTGATAAAGCGTTTAAGATAATTGTTTTTTATCTTGCTTGTAGAGGTGGTATCAACACTAGACTTTTCTATAACTACATCGGAATTATTCTGATAGTATCTTTGCATTCTTTGGTAATAAGGCAATTGATATTGATAATCTTCTTGGCATCTATCAATAAGATTTTTTAATTCTGTACTTACTGGCATTTATTCACTTCCTGTTTTTAAAATAGTAGTCGTTTGTCTAGGAATTCGAGTTTATGTATCTGGGTTACTTCGTCAATAAGCCTGTCAAATTCCGATAGTGCATCAGGTGCATCATCATGTTTGGCAAACTCGTTATACTCCAAGACTTGATTACAAAAGTCTGAATCCTCTTCATTAAAAATAATAAAACCGGAATCAACTTTTCCGGCTATTGATACTATTTTGTTGTATTTGTTCTGTGACTGTCTTTCACAATCAATTATAATATTACGTTTGCTCAGGATTATATCTTCCATAATTCGCTTTCGGATTTCTCTTTCATCGGCAGAATTAAAAGTGTTTTTCTCAATCCAAATAAAAGAGATATCAGGATAATTCTTCAAAAGTTCTATAACTTTCGATATGTAATCATCAAAATTAAGCTTATTGATTATTCCTTTTCGAATGTATCTAAAACCATTGGCAAGCTTTGAACCTACACAAAAAGCAGTATAATCATTCTTTGCACCTGTCTCAACAGCAGGATCACAGACAAGGATTGTTTTAACATACTCATTATTTTGAGCTTCCATTTCCTTTTCGGATATAGTCTTGATTTGATGAAATATTTTCTCGCCAAGCTTTGAAGCATCGTTCATAACCTCTGACTTAAATCCCCTTGGATCTGAATAGTACATTAAGGCCAAATCAAAAGCAAAATATTTATCAGGCCAAAGAATATTGAAAGACATTTCCTCTTCATGCTCATAATAAAACTCCTTCGCTTCAATTTGAGCATAAGGATTTTTTGCATTATAATATATATTTTTGAACTCAGACCATAGCGAATTATTAGTAAAATAATCATCAACATCAGAAAAACCTTCAGGTACTTCCATACCCCTTTTTAGTATTTGCAGGAATGTTTTGTCCTTCAGTAAAGAAGAGATAAAGTCATTCTCTGCTAGGACTGTACCCAAACAAATGAATTTAGTCCCAGGCTTTATCTTTCTACCATCTCGGAATACAGAAGGATCACCAGCATAAAGAACATCCTTTTGAAATATTTCAAGTTTTTTTTGCTTGGCTTGTTCAGATAGGCAATCATCTAGTCCCGTAATATCATCACAAATTATGTATTGTGGTCTTTTTCCTTGGTGCTTCCGACCACGTAATGAGCTAGTAGAAGATAAACATTCAATTTTACTGTTATTTGCTAAATGAAGTTCATTTTTATTAATAGTAAATCGTTTAGTATCAATAAGAGCACCAAACGATTTTTTAATATATTCATTGTTTTCAAAGGCTGCACGAACATCAGATAGAAATTTTATTCCATCGGCTTCAGTTTTTCCTTGAACAATTGTATAGAATGACTTCTTATAACATGCTAACCATATTACTAAGGCAAATGTGACCACGGTACTTTTTGCGTGTCCCCTTGGGAGACATAATACCAAACGGTCAAATTCATCTGTAATTATCATAGTTTCAAGAGTTAGCCATAATTCAAAATGAAAATCTGCCAATTGTCTAGCATCATTCTCATCCTTAACTCTGAATATATCCTGAAGATAATAGAAGCAAAAGAACGATATTGATTTCTCGCCTAATGACCAGGCAATACTATGATCACCCCAAAGATTATTTTTGTGAGTTGTCATAAGCTCTTTAGCTTTATCTATACCATAAAACTGGGTTAAATATCTTAAAAGAAGAACCCTGTCTTCTCTATCGTTTTGAATAATATTTGATCACCTTCTTTGAGTTTGAAAATTATTATAAAAATTGTAGAGCTAACCGCCGCCGCCCCTCTTCGCCGATTCGGATTTAGAAAGGTACGGGGTAATAAAAAAGAGTGATGTTTTCTATCACTCTAACAATTCAAATTAATCCTAAAATTATCTAATGTTCGGAAAATTATGACCAGAACACACGTTTGCGTCCGATAAGAACGCTTATGTAAACTTTTGTTTTTTTATATAACCCAGTTTTATCAACGGTTTCAGTAATCATTATAACTTTACATAATGATTATTCTTATTAGATACTAGATGTAGTAGTATCACTCTGATTGGCTTTCAATTATCGAAATGAAAATCCGAACTTTAATAACAGATAATTATTTATTGTTCAGATTTATGTTACTATATAATAATAGTTATATGGTAGTCTCTTATGGTTAATCGATTATTTAACCAATTTCAAATTTATTATCTCTTCATCGGTAATATCGGACAGTGGGTCAATATACTCATTGTCTTCTTTATTATCAGTCACTTCGAGACGAGAGGTAGGTTTTCCAAGGCTTCTATCTACCCAATCAACTATTAATTTTGCTCTAGTCCTCTTTTCACAAGATTCATCCATCATCATCTTATACCATTCATCTATGACATTATCCAACTTGGCATTGAATAATTTATTTGCGTTGGTTTTAATCTCTTGTAGACGTCTGTCATACTCAGCAGTCCATTCATCCTGTCCCATCCATTCATACAGGGTTTGCCTAGCTACACCAATCTGTTTTGCCATTTCTGTCTTATTTAGGCTTCCTTCTATAATTAATTCAATTAACTTAATTCTTCTTTCGTCCAACATATATTTATTTCACCCCCTGACAAAAAGACATTCCTAAATAAAGAAGAGCCGTTATGGCTCTTTCGTTTCTATTTATTTTATCAAAGCTATTATTGCTATAATAAAGCTTCCGAGTGCAAGTATTAAAACACATATATTAAGATGGTACTGTTTTTTGGTATAGACAATTTCAGTTTTTTCAACCATTTCCTTATTTTTTAGTTTTAATTCTTCAATGTTATTTAATATAGTTCTATTATTTAATAATGAATTATATACTGTTTCTTGTGTCCAATTTACTTGAGTATCAATTTTCGAATGTAATTCATGAAAAGATAGCAAGAGTGATACATATATTTGTTGAGAATGATTTCCAATAATATCTAGCTCTTTTTCAGTTAATTTTACATTCAACTCTGTCTGTAATTGCTCTATATCTTTAACAACATTTTCTTGATATTCCTTTAAATTTTTTACAAATAGATTATTTATTTCCGTATGATGCGCACCACTATGAAAGCTCCCCTCATCGGCCATTTTAACCGCTAATGATCTACTACCGAATTGTATTTGTTTGCTAGATTCATGAGCCTTATCCGATAATCTTTTTTTTATTATGGTCATTATGTTTTGACGGATAATATCTTGATTATGCTTATTCTTAAGCATTTATAACATCCCCCTCTCTATACCACATTATGGCATAAAGAGAATGAAAAAATCAAAACCATAAATATTCCACACAAAATATTTATTTAATTCCTTTTATCGCACCTTCTACCATGGCCGAAACAATTGATGACGCTATCTGCTTTACTGCATCTAAAACAAAAGGAATGCCTTTTTCAGTCATAACTTCTTTGGTTTTATTCCAGACATTATTATCTCTAATCTTATCTAAAAATTCATGACCTTCCCACGTTAAAGAGCTTACACCAAAGCTTAGTAATTCCCCGTCTCCGTATTGCGATCCATAATCACTTACTAAACCTGCATCATTTAAGATTTTGCAATGATAAGCCACTGTTTTTAAATCATAGCCTTCAATTTCAAGATTATATAAAACGACATCGACAAATTGATCTTCAATAGCTAATAGAATTTTCCTAATTAAATCCATATCTCTTTTCATCAATGGAATCTCCAATTCAATTTATATTTAATATACCATTGGAGTAAAATGCTCTATCCTTTCATAATCACTTACAGTGCCACAACTATTACAAATCCAATAGCTTGTTTCATGTTGAGAGCAATCAATAAAATGGAAATAATGGGGTGCTTCACTTTGGCACTTTTCACAGTATTTTAGTTCATATCTGTTTTCGTCTTCATCCATAATAAATTTCTCTCCCTTAATCTAAATATTTTACAATTATCTTTAATATTTTTGCAGATAAGTCACCCAACAATTGCTTTTCGTCTGTGCTTTCATTCTTAGTAATAACAGAATCAATATCTAATTCTATTTCGCCATTAGCATAAAATGATGCAAAAGGAATCTTTTCTTCAAGAAGATGCAC